AAAAATTTTGGATTTCAGGAACAATATTTTGGTTATTAGAAACAATTGTATTTTTAATAATTGAGGGGTGGCATTATAAAGCTACTAATCCTATTGAAATATATTTAGATAGTATTGTTTTAGAAATGTGGCACTTTGCGTTAATGCTTACTATTTATATTTGTTTTATAAAATTACTTAATATTAATAAAAAATAGAAGATATAATAATTATCACTATATTTGTAATTCATAATTTTGCCCCGTTGGAGTATTTATATTTTGGCGGGGGTTTTTAAAATATAATGTTATGCATCCTACACGAATATTTAAGACACCTGACGAATTAGAACACGCTTGGAAACTATATAAAGAAGATTTACTAATTCAGGCTACTGATTGGTTAAAAATTCAGTATGTTGGTAAAGAGGGTCAGAGAATGACAGATGCAATGAAACTACCATATACTATGGATGGATTTGAGGTATTTTGTTACAATAATTACGGATGTGTTGAGCAATATTTTAAGAATAAAGATGGATACTACACAGAGTTTGTACCTATCTGTTCGCATATCAAAAAAGAAATTCGCTCAAATCAAATAACTGGAGGTCTTTTAGGGGTATATAATCCATCAATTACGCAAAGACTTAATAGTTTACAAGATACTACAAAAACGGAGCTTACAGGTGATATTTCGGTTCAAAACCCATCTTCAATAAATGTGCGTATAATTAGGAATAATGACGAAGAGTAGCGAGATAGAATTTTTAGCAACAAAAGTTTTTGAGGACATTTGGAATGCTTCTCAATCTAAAAATTATAAACTTATAGTAGAGGAGGGCAGTTCCAGAAGTTCTAAGACTTGGAGTAATTTTCAAAACTTATTTTTAGATTTATTTGAAAATCCATTAACAACTTGCACTATACTTCGAGATACTCAGAAATCATGTAGGGAAATTGTAGAGATTGACTGGGTTAAATGGTTAAGTGACCCAATGGGTAGAAAAAAGCAATTAGAGAAAAAAGAAATATCTGTTTTTGAGTTTGACGCTTTAATTAAAAAAGAAAATCTAACTAAGTATTTTTTGCGTAATAAAACGAATCATACTTGGACATTTTTACATAATAATTCATTTATTCGGTTTACTGGATTAGATGATGAAGATGATGCAATGGGTATGACTCAGGACATATGTTGGATAAATGAACCCTATAAGTTCTCACATGAGGTTTATAAGCAACTTTCGCAAAGAACATCAAAGTATATTTTATTCGATTGGAACCCTAAGCAAACACACTGGGTAAATGAAGAAAAGAGAAAAGAAAATACAATTACTTTATTTTCTACGTTTGAAGATAACCCATTTTGCCCTGACGAATCGAGAATACATATACAATCATACCAACCTATTAGCCATTCATTTATAAAAGATAAAGATTATAATATTGAACTTAACCAAAATAATTATACTAAAAAGCAATTAAACGAGTTAAAACGTTGTATTTATAACGAAAGTGTTGGAAGCGCATCTTTGTATCATTGGTTAGTATTTGGATTAGGTCAGAAATCAGAAAAACCAAATCGAATATTTAAAGGGTGGGAATTGTTAAATAATGCAGATTTTGAAAAGTTACCTTATCAAAGTTATTACGGATTAGATTATGGATTGAGTGCGCCAAGCGCATTGGTTGAAATGAAGTTTGACGGTGATGAAAATTATTTCTTTAAAGAAATTTTATACAAGCCCATGAATGATATTAAAGGAAGTTTATCAGATGAATTTGAGCGTTTAAATATTCCTAAACACAAACAAATTATAGCCGACTCAGGAAACGAACTAAACAAAGAGGAATCGAGAAAATTAAAGAATGCTGGATATAATATAATTCAAGCAAAAAAAGGAGCTGGCTCGATTAGTTCAGGCATTGAAACTATACAAAAAAGCAAAATTCATTATACAAAAGAATCTATTAACATAGAGCAAGAATACGAAAATTATTCGTGGAAAATATGGCAGGGAATACAAATGGACGTTCCAGAAGAAAACGGAGACGACCATAGTTTAGATGCAATGAAATATGTAATTTCGTGGTTTGTTAAAGTTTTTCGCTTAAGTTAAAAAATAATTACTATATTTGCTTTTATTATTAATGTTGTGAAACATAACTAAATGGGATTATTCGATTTTTGGAAAGGTAATAGTATCAGTGTGGAACGAGACCGCAGTGGTACTTTTACCTATTCTTTTTTAGAGCAAAACGGATTCGTTAACTCCGATAAGTATCTACATACTTCTTTAAATAACCCTGTTATAATGGCTATTATTGCTTTGCGTTCAAAGATTTATTCTCAAATGAAAATAACCCATTTAAACAGCGCAGGCAAGCCAATTGAAAATAGCGAAATAATTAAATTATTCAAACAACCTAATTATTTTCAATCACAAGAAGATTTTTTCTTTCAGCAAATGTGGTTTTTGTCAGCTTCAGGAACTAATTTTACCTATAAAGTTGATGCTTTAAATAATACAAAAGCAATATTCAATCTTATCCCAAGCGAAATTGATTTAAATAGTACTGAAAAAGTTAAATCTTTTATCTATACAAAAGCAGAACTAAAAGCATTTGGAGAAAAGAAAATTATCTATAATTTAGACGGTCAAACATTTGAAATCAAATTAAAAGATATTATTCCTACTTATGACCTTGCTAACGGATTAACAACTAATTCCTTAATGAGTTCTCCGTCACGTTTAAAAGGAATTTCAAAAACTATTGAAAATATAGAAGAAAATTTACTATCTAAAAATGTAAATTTAAAGATGAGCCAAAAATATTTAATGGCAAGTCAAGGTGATGGTAACGAAGCACAAATACAAGATACTGACCGTAAAGATATATTCTCAAAAATTGCTAAAAAATCATTACTAATAACCAATGCAAACATAAAAGCACAGCATTTAGTTAGTGATATGAAGCGTTTATACTTAGATGAACAATTTTCTAATGATGCTTTGACTTGTTTAAATGCTTTTGACATGAATAAAGATGTTTTAAACTATTTTTCTAACGGTTCAAGTACATATGAAAATAAAGAAAAGGCGATGTTGGACTATGTGCAGAATTCAATTCAAACAGATGCTAATAATACAATGAATAGCTTTGCAAGTTCTTTAGGCTTATTAGATAAAAACGAATCTTTAAAAGCTTCTTACGACCATTTACCAGTTATGCAATTGATTATGAAAGCTAAGATTGATACTTTAAAAGCATTTCAGGAAACTTTAATATATGAAAGTCCAGAAGAACAAAAAAGACTAAGCAATGATTTTAAATTAACATTAGGATTATGAAAAAAGAATTGACAAAAGAAGAAATAGAAAAGTTAAAAGCAATTAAAGAAAAATCACTTTCAAAAATAGTAAAGAAATGACAAGAGAAGAAGAAATCAAATACGTTTTTGCAAACAAAGAGTTAATATCTTCTAAGAAAAAGAATGCTATTAAAAGAGGTGATTTAATTAACAATCTTATTCCTGAAACAAAAGTAGAAGCTAATAAAGAGGGTATTATTGTTGAAGATGTTAATTCAGATATTTTAAGAGCTAAATTAGTTATTAATACTACTAATGTAATAGATTCTCATATGGATTGCCATATTCAGGGATTATGGACTAAAACATTATCAGAGTCTAAAACCTTGTATCTTTTGCAAGAACATGAAATGGAATTTGATAAAATTATTTCTGATTCTGTAAATGATAGTTTAGTAGCAAGTGCAGAAAGTATATCTTGGAAAAAATTAGGCTATCCCTATAATGGTAAAACCGAAGCGTTAATTTTTGATGTGCAAATAAAAAAAGATGTAAACGAATTTATGTTTAATCTTTATAAAAAAGGCAGAGTTCTTAACCATTCAGTTGGAATGAGATATGTTAAAATGTTTCTTTGTATAGACTCAAATGAAGCGTATTATTCAAGTGAAAAATCAAACTGGGATAAATACTACCCACAAGTAGTTAATAAAGAAGTAGCAGACGAAAAAGGTTATTTTTGGGCAGTAACAGAAGCAAAAGTAATTGAGGGTTCAGCAGTCGTAAAAGGTTCAAATGAATTCACTCCAGTGATGGAAATAGAAATAGAAAAAACAATAGCCGATATTA